ACGTTCAACGATAGATACACCCCCGGCATTGAGCATCTGCCAAAACTACAGCGGTCCATGCTGCACCGGGTTTATGACGGCGACCTGTTCGTCGGGCTGAACTTTCTCGGTCTCAACCCTGTCGTCGATATCGACATCAACGAGCGCTGCGCGAATGTGACCGTGCAGAATGCGGTCAGGTCCCTGCCGAAGGACAAGGCCTACCTCGTGATCTCCGGGGGCCATGCTCAGGCCTACGTCGATGGTCGGCTGTTCGACCAAGGCACCGGAGTATGCGGCGATGATCCCGCCAAGTTCTGGGGCCGTCGCAAGAAGGTGTTCCTCGTGATCACCGTAGACAAACGCGCCGTCACCAAGCGGCGCGTCATCAAGTTAAAAATAACCCCAAAGGCTAAGGAGGCCTAATCAAATGGAAATCTTCGCAAGCTTCGTCATCATCACCACCGCCGTCTTCATTGTCATCGCCATCATGGGGATGTGGGCGACGGGCGTATTCACCGACGAGCATGTCGCAGCAGTCAAGCGCCAGCACAAGCTGGACGAGAAACTTGCTCGTGAACGTGAGCGTCATCTCCGCGCAATGGTCGCGGCTCGGAAGTAGTTTCTGCAATTTTCAACCGGAGGTAATCCAATGGAAACCAATCGCAAGCCCGCCTCGAATGCCGAGGCCCGTCGTGTTGCCCGCCTGACTGGCAAGGTGACCCTTGAAACCCCAACCCCCTTTGCGGCAGTTGTCCGCACCAGCCGCAGCAAGAAGGCTGCCAAGGGTACCCCCGTGACCGTCGCCAAGATATTCGATGGCGACTGGGGGCCTTGTGCCGTCTGCCACACCGAGGACGGCGACAAGATATTCCTGTCGCTGGGCAACCTGACCCACAAGGGTGAGGCTGACGCCAAGGTCGTGAAGGCCCTCGAAGATGAAGACGCGGCCCGTCGCTTTCACGGCGACCGGCGTGTCTTGGTCGGAGAGCCGGACTGGTCGAACGTGAAGTGTGTGGCGTTCGATGTGTTCCCCACCCTGAGCGATGGTCGCGTCCACAGGGTGCGGCTGTTCTTCCCCCGCGAAACAAAGGACGGCAACCCGCTGTTCGACAATGGCACCGTCCCCGGCTGGTTGTGGGACATCAAGTTGAAAGAGGCGCGTATCCCCGCCGACTTCACCATCGTTGCGTGATAGTTGTTGAGTAAAACTTGACGAGTTAATTTTAACCTGAGAGGTAAATATGGAAAAGTATTCTGGTTATGAGATCGATCACACGCCTGTTAGCGGGCGCAGTCGTTCCCGTCACTACCGTATGAAGAAGGACAGCTATGTGAGGCTGGCCTACGCGATGGAGAGAAGAGCGAAGTCGGAGAGAGGGCGCGGCGACGACAGAAAGTACACCACATACTTGCGCCTCTTAGCGACGGCGTCTGAGTATCGCAGACTTGAAGGTCTCTTCGAGTAAATCCTGATTAGTTAATTTCAACCCAAATGCATGAGGTGACACTATGCACATCAAACCATCCCAACTGACCGAGGCCCTGTGCCTCACCCTTCCCGACAGCCCCGTGATGATCTGGGGTTCCCCCGGCGTGGGCAAGTCTCAGATCATCCACGACAGTGTCGAGGATATCTTCGAGGCTGTTGCATCTTCGCGTGGCGTCGAGGTTCCCGCGTCTCCCATCCTGTGGGAGCGTCGGATCAACGACTACGACCTGCTCGACTTCGCGGGTCTGCCGCACATCGTGGAAAACGTCCAGAAGCGGGCGCTGCCTGATATCTGGCCGGGTGTCGGCTCCGACGATCCGGTGTACGGCGTCCTGTTCCTCGATGAGTTTCCGCAAGGCGCTCGTGAGAAGCAGACCGCAGTTCAGCGGCTGCTCGACGAGGGGCGCATTGGCGACTATGTGCTGCCGGGGCATCCGAAGTCTGACCCTGACTGCAAGCACGGGCTTGTCGTGATCGTGCTGGCTGGCAATCGCCAGTCGGATCGCGCCAACAGCCACGGCATGGGTACCCAGACCGGGTCCCGCATGGTTCACTTCACGCTTGCGCCTGATGTGGACGACTGGCTGGGCTGGGCCTCCGAGGCCGACGTTGACCCGTTGGTCACGGCGTTCGTCAAGCAGATGCCTGAGTATCTGTACAAGCTGGACCCGACTGCCAAGTCGGACACGCCGACAGGTCCAACGCCTCGCACCTTGGAGAAACTATCCAAGGCCGTGAAGCGCTGCCCTCCGGCGACCATCGAGACTGCCGTGTACACCGGCATCGTTGGTGAGGAATGCGCTCGTGCTTTCCTCGCACTGTGCCACGCGGCCCGTGGGGTGAACGTGGAGGAGGCTCTGACCAGCCCCGAGACATGCCCCGTGCCTGTCGAGACCGGGATGCAGTTCGCTGCGGCGGCTCTGTTGATCCGCCGTTCCAATGCGGCGAACTTCGACAACATCGTCAAGTTCGTCGAGCGTGACGGCTGGTCTTCGCCGGAGATCGGCGTCTTCGTGGTCGAGGCGATCAAGCGGCGCATACCGCTGGTCACCGAGACCGCAACCTACCGGGACTTCTGCCTACGTTGGGCAGACATCCGTTCTTAACTAACAGCCGGGGCTTCGGCCCCGGCGCTTTTATGAGGATGACTTCATGAGCGAAATCTACTGTAACGGTATCCCAATGATCTGGATCACCGTCGATGAAAATAGCGACGGTGATCTACAGGCGTACCCATCGCCTGAATATAAAGATTACCTAGTCCGCGCTGATCTATGGGACGGCTCAATCCCCAAGGACTACTTTCAAACCCACGGACGACCGGAGGAGACAACACAATGTTCAAGATCAACCTTGCCCCCAAAGTTAAGGCCCCGGCACCGCGCCAAAACGAATTTATCGACGGGTTCGAGGTGTGGCGCAGAGGTCGGACTTGGCACGCGCAAAAATGGCCCTGCGTAATGTCTGCCCCGACAAAACGGGCGATAGTGGAGATGATCCGCAACCACGAAAGTTAAGCAACCTGCCGGGGCTTCGGCTCCGGCATCTTCGAGTTAAAATTAACCTGTCAACATATGAGGTATGACATGACTGCACTATCTGAAAAAGCCGTTCTCGTTCGCGTGGTTGGTTCCACATGGCGAGGTATCCGCACCGACAAGGCAATCGCCGAGGGTGCGGCTTCACACTTCGACACCACATCCGACTGGGTCTCCGGGTCCAAGCGGCTGGTCGATCCCGAGGTTCTCAAGGCTCCCAAGAAGATACTGGGCGCTGCGCGTAACTATCTGCGTGGTGACAGCGCTGGCCCTATCGATGGCGAGTTCATCACGGGTGGTCTCCCAACGTGGGACGACAAGGGCTGGTACATCCTGCCCAACGCGCTGAACGAGAAGGTTCTCCGCAATCTTGGGGAGTTCCGGTCTCGGTTCGACGCTGCGCTGGAGGATTTGCGGGATGAACTACCCGCCGCCATCGAGCGTGCGCGTGATGAGAACCCCAACCTGTGGTCGGCTGACGACTACGCCGGAGGAAACGACGACGACGCAAACGCTGCAATCATCGTGGCCGAGCGGTATTCGTTCGACCGTGAGCTTGATGTGATACCGGACAGCGACGACATCCGCGTGTCAGCATCCAAGGAATTTGTGGATGCACTCAAGGCGGAGGTCGAGGGCCGTGCAAACAAGCGCCTCGAAGAGGTCGCCACGCACACCCGCGACACAGTGCTGACCACGCTGCGCCACTTTGCCGACAGTCTCTCTGAGTATGACCCGGAGAACAAACGGGCGACGGCGTTCCGTGACAGCACGGTCAACCGGCTGCGTGAGTTGGTGCCGGTGGTTCGCGCTCTCAACGTCGAGGGTGACGCACGGCTGGATCAGGCTGCCAGCGACATAATGGCGGTGATCGGTAATCGCACGGGTGAGACCCTGCGCGAGGATGACGAAGACCGGGCGGTCGTTGCCGCCAAGGCCACCAAGCTGGCCGACAATCTCTCTTCTGTCTTCAACTAGGAGGAATAACTATGTACAAGTCAATCATTGATCCCGAGTTCGGGCGCTTGGTACGCGCCCGTTCTCGACTGGGCAGCAAGGCTCCCGGCTACGCTGCTCAGGTCTTCGGCCTTCCGTTGGTCGAGACCACCCGCACCGACACGATGGCGACCGATGGCAAGTCCATGTTCTGGAACCGCACGTTCGTGCAGAACACCACCGACGCAGAACTGGAGGCGGTCGTCCTGCATGAGGGTCTGCATGTTACGTTCATGCATCCCCTGTTGCGTGGCGACATCGACCCTGACCTGTGGAATCAGGCGTGTGATTATGCCGTCAATCTTGTGGTCTTCGACGCTGGTCTCGCACTGCCGGAGGGGGCGCTGCTCGCCCATAAATTCCGGGGCATGTCTGCCAAGCAGATCACCAAGGCTCTGTCCGGTTCAGAACAGCCCCAGAGTACCCCTCAGAGCGCTGGTGGTGAGGGTGAGCCGTCCGAGGGTGGCGATGCCCCCAGCGGTGGCGATGGCGATCAGGGTGCGCCTTCTGGTGCTCCCAAGGCTCCGTCTCATGCCGGTGAGGTCTGGGATCAGACCGACGATGGTGGCAACCGCCTGACCGGCGACGATCTTGAAGAGGCTTTCGAGGAAGTTCGCAGGAACATCATCGTGGCCGCTGAGGTCGAGAAGGTCACCGGCTCCGGCAGCGTCAACATCAGCGATGGTGTGCTGGATGCTGCCAAGGCTGCTACCGTGGACTGGCGAGAGGCTCTCGCCGACTTCCTGTCCAGCAGCTTCGGTGAGGAGGCAACGCTGGCTCGTCCCAACCGCCGCTTCATTGGCGGGGGCCAGTACTTCCCCTCGACCGAGGGTGTCAGCGGTGGCGACCTTGTCTTCGCCATCGACACCAGCGGCAGCGTCTCTGCCAAAGAGGCGCAGCGTTTCGCGGACGAGATCGATAGTCTGCGCGATGTGATCAAGCCTGACCGAGTGGTCGTGATCTATTGCGACTGGTCGATCCAGCGCACCGCTGGCGGTGAGATGTACGACGAGTTCGACGACTACAGCGACATCGTGGTCGAGAACAAGTCGGGCGGTGGCACACGGTTCGAGCCACCCTTCAAGCTGCTACAGCAGGAGGGTATCGATCCCACGGCACTGATCTACTTCACGGATGGGTACGCCAGCCTGTCCAAGGAGGTGCAGGACGAGACGCACTTCCCGGTGTTGTGGGCATCGACTGGTGTTGATCCGTTCGAGGGGCAGGAGCCTTTCGGCACGTTCCTCAAGGTGGAGATGTAGGGGGCAACCCCTGCATCCCCGCTTGGGGTTAAAATTAACCCGTCAATGTTTGGAGAAGTAGATGCGTGATAGTATCGTATGCCCAGTCTGCAAGGGAAATGGATTTTTGCGTGACAAATTTCGCAAGCAAATTGTCCAATGCGATGAATGCAAATCATCTGGAGAAATTAGAAAGGAGATAAAAGATGGGCAATCTAACGTACTTGAAATTCTTCGACGCCGACAGCGTTGATGTTGTCAATGACTTGTGCAAGCGCGGCTGGAAAGTGAAGCCAGCCGGTGAGACAAAATCAGGTAGCCCGATCTGTGCCGTGTATATCAATGCCGGTGACGAACGTGACATTCACATATTGCATTGTCCTGAGTGCCTCGAAGTAGAGATCGAGGTGTACCATCTTGACTGGTCAATGCTGACCTGTCCGGGTTGCTCTTCTGACGTTGCTCAAGAAGATTGGGTCACAGAGGCCGACATAAGAGAGATACGTCTAGAAGAACTTTGTGATGGTGAATTTTATGTTCCGTTAACTGAGGGCGAAATAGACGAAGGGTGTGACGACGAACCTGCCTAACAAAATGAAAGGAGATCGCTATGACTGAGCGATATAGTTTTGCTGACGATGTTATCGCCGCGCTTAATAATCCTAAGCGCGGTTTTTATATGAAAGGCCTCTCGCCGGAGACTACCCAGTTCAGGCGGCAGCGCCAACAAAGAATCTCCAGTATGCGTAAAGATATGAGGCTGGCTACCCGTTACGTTCTCGACGACGATTTTGTGGACTTCGCAATGGAGGCGTCGATGCGGGCTGACGGGGAAGAATTAGTTGATCAATACAAGTTCATGTCCCCCCCCAACGATCTCATGTGGATCGAATGGAACGAAGTTGCTCGACAGAAGACGCTCGAAAGGGTTTGTCCTGAGATTGGTGAGACATCGAAGGTTGATTGGCACAACATTCCTCCGAGCGTAGGCTACCTTTTTGAAGAGGCCCCTCACACGGGCTATGAAGGCGAGGCCTTCATAGGGACGCCGTTTGCTAACTTTGATGATCTGCACGGGGGACTTAGCGGCAAAGTATTTACGTCGCCTCTTGCGCTTTATTTCGCGAAGTTCGACGAGGAGAAAGGGTCTGGGTTCTCTTTAGAAAATCACAGAGATTTTCTGGCTGATTTTTTCTCCTTGTCGCCAGCTAAACTGTCTGACGAGCAAGTCGAGTTAACTCGAAAAGCAGACTGCGCCGCCGTAATTGAGTCGCTTGGGGACTGGTGGTGCAGGAGGAATCTGAACTCTCTGCCTACCGAAACAGACCACGCGTTCAATACGCTATGCAACCATCTTCGCCTTATTCAAGGTCCGGGCGTTGACCTTTTTGTTAATACACAAAGCGGTCAGTGGGACTCAGAAGTTGCCAAGTCATTAAGGGCTGTTGGGTCTGACATGACCAACGGTGACTCCCGGTTTTTGATCACCGTTTTTGCGATGCTGAACTACGACTGGATTGTAAAGGAGCAGAAAGAAGCTGGCAGCAAGCGCCGCTACCGTCATGGCAAGTTCCATCGTGGCAATTCTCACATTGAAGTATCCATTGACCTGCCAAAATTTCATGGGGTCACGGTCATGCCAAATGGTTTTGGTGGCATGAATGAGAGCAGTCGCCGTCAACACAGTGTGCGCGGTCACTGGCGGCGTTACCGAAAGAGCGGAAAGCGCGTTTGGGTTTCTTCCCATCTGCGAGGCGACCCCAAACTGGGCGTCATTACGAAAGACTACACGCTAACTCACAGGAGGTGACATATGGAGAAATTCAAAAGATGCCGCAAATGCGGCGGTCTTGACGAGTACATCATGACTCAAGACACAACAGACTTTTGGTATTGCGACGACTGCAAAACCGAAAGAGCGGTGAAAGCCGTTGATCTAGAAACGCCCGAGACACGGGCCATAGACAGAATGGGAGAGTGACATGACATGGCACCTATGTTATTTGTTGGGCGCGATTGTGACACTTAGTCTTTTTGTCTTTTTTGTTGGGACATCAACCAGCAACTTAGACACTAAAGGCGAAGTTGTCACAACCATTGTCGGGTTAACTTTAACCTTACCAGTGGTTGGTATCGTTATCGCAACGACACTTTTTTGGGGAACTAACTGATGAAGAGAATTGGAGTTATCGCTGACGAAGTAATCGAGAGCTTATGCCGCGCACAGGCTGAAGCAACAGACCCAGAGGTTAAAAACATCTGGAAACAAAAGGTCGCTGAGGTGGCCCGTAGAAAGGAGAACTTAAATGCAGAGACTACACATCAATCTTCCCGATGATCTTCACGGAATTCTGAGGGATATGTGCGACAAAGAGGTCAGGAACGTATCGTCTCAGATTCAGTTTCTGATCAAACAGGCGCACATCCGATCTAATGGAGGTTCTAATGGAACAGCCCCGGAGCCAAAGCAAGATGATCGTTGAAGTCCCGATCACCTTGATTGACGAGAACGGTAGGTCATACAAAGCCAAAGCGTTGGTCAATAACGTCACTGGCGAGGTGAACCATGTGCCGATGCATCAGGACGCAAATTGCATCCCAGCAGAAGCGAAGCCTGACAACTAATCGAAGGGAGGGGGAGCAATCCCCCTCCTAAATTTCAACGTCCCAATCCTCGTGGACTTCTTGGTAGGTCCCCGTGATGACATCATATGTCAGTTCAGACACCCCCTGCTTTCCAAGGTGCTTGAAGCGAACCTTCCACACATGAACCTCCACGGTCTCCCGGTCAAAGTTCCGGTGAACCGTCAAACCGACATCCGCCTTTGCAAACCAACTTGCTGAGGATGAAATGTCGTATCCCTTGGGAACCGGATAGTTCCCATCGTTCTGTCGATACAATTTCGACGGATGAGCGACAAAGAACACGGCGACATCGTGGGCCGCCGCCCAGTTCCGAACCTTTGTCAGCATCTCGCTGATCAGGTTTGTCTCGCTCTTAGACCCCAGCCCCATCTCCATATAATTGTACGGATCAATAGTTAATGTGCGAACACCCATGCGGGCTACCGCTGCCGATGCCCGCTCCAGAATATCATCGATGGTTGCCGAAGTGCCGTCGCTCTGCTCCATGAAGATGAAGTGATCCCGAAGCCAATCCATCGCGTCTTCCATCTCGTCCTCTGACATGCGCTGCGTCGGCCCAATGTGAAATGGCTTCCGCAGCTTCTTCTCAAGAAATTTAGCGATGTGCATGTGCGGCGGGTTTTCAAAGCTGCAAATTGCGTGTTTCCAATCGTAGGTTGCAGCGAGGTTGAATAAGATTTGATCAACAAACTCTGATTTACCCATCGACGGAACACCGGTCACGATGTGAAGCATCCCGCTCTTAATCGTGAAAAGTTCATCTACACAAGCGAAGCCAGTGGTCAGTCCCTTGCCAGCACCGTTCTGGTAGAGATGTTTCACCGCATCAGCGTAGTGGTCGGTGTCATACAGTCCGGCTATCGGCCAAGGAGTTGCCGCATCAATCATGTTGCGGAGTTCTGCCTTGCCGTGTCGCAGCAGAACATCGTTAGCGTCTTTGCAATCGTCAGGAAACTCGACGGTCCAGCACTTGGACTTGCCTATGCGTCTCGCCAGTTCTTCCGCGAGGGCCTTGCCCGGAGCATCACCGTCTACAGCGATGACGATCTTCTCAGCCTTCTTCAACTTCTCATGTGCTTGCCACACGTAGTTGAACTTCCGGTCCTCCGATGGATCGACTGTCCCGTCACTGACCTTGACGGGAGCGCCATTCGGGACGCTAATTGCGTTCCGCACCCCAGCCTCTCTCGCGCTGAGGCAATCAATCTCCCCCTCCACGATAACTATCGGCTCTTCATCAACGATACGCTCGACGCCATAGAAGCTGGTCGCGCTGCCCTCTTGAATGTGATCCTTGATATCGATCCCACGATATTTGACCGCGTAAATGTTATCGGTATTTGGATCAACGTATGGGAAGCCAACCACCGGCACCTCTGCGTTCGCTTTGCGTAACCACTTCGTGGCAGAGACAACTCGCCCCGAGGCGATTACCTTGTCAGACAGTCCGCGTGACCTAAGGTAGTCAACGGCGTCATCCTCTATTTTCTGTTTTGGCGGCGTAAACTTTTTAATCTCTGCTGTTTTTTCCACTCTGTCTGTTCCTCCGTTCTCACCACAATGGTGGCAGAGCCAGCGGACGCCGTCCTCTGTCACCTTGATGGACAAGACTTTTTGCTTTTGATTGGATTTTCTTCGGGTGTGTGAGCAGACAGGACAGGTGTCTCTGTATTGCCCGATAGATCGATGCGCGTATCTACCGCGCAGTGTGTCTTGTAAGTCAGTCATTTTGTCACCTCCACTTCTGTCATAGTGGTGGTTTAACAAATCGTCAAACAGGAATTTTCGCCAACCTTATTTCTGCTCGTGGGTTTTCCTTGTCCAGAGCATGTAAAACAACCTTCGCTTTAATCTGCCGGTCGTTCTTGATTGCGCGGTCCTGCAACAAATCCATGATCAGGCTTTCATCAAGATCAGGTCGGCGGGAGGCGTACCAAATTTTGCACCAGAGCAAGACATCATCTTCGATCAATTCATCTAGAACCCTGCATTGACTGGCAAATGTTTTCTCGTAGGCCCTCGCCTTGTCAGACTTGATCGAAGCTGGCCTGTTTCCAAACTTAACAATCTTGCGGGAGTTAGCCTTACTGGCTGGCTCACCTAAAATCTCACAACTAAATAACCAATCCGTGAGCCACAATTTATCGGTATCTAATAAATCTATTGCCATTAGTTATTTCCCTCTGTATGTTCGCTCACATGAGGTACACAAATAAGACTGGTTTACCAGACCCAGTGGTGAAAGCGCTCACTGAGTTTGAAAAAGGAGAGGTAGTCGAAGGCACCCGTGTCACGACGCTGATCGATTCTCCCAGAATTTCACAACTGCGGCAAGAGCACGGACACGAAATAACCGAGGACGTATCGGAACTCGTCTACCGCGTGATGGGTACTGCTATCCACACCGTGTTCGAGAACGCTGCCAGCAACAGCTACGTCGCAGAGGAGAGACTTGAGCACGACGTAGATGGCACCTTGATCTCCGGGCAGATTGATCTCCAGTACGAAGACGACGACGAGGTCGATCTCAAAGATTTCAAATCCACCTCCGTATACAAGGCGATGATGTCGGACCACTCAGATTGGGAGCGGCAGCTAAACGTCTATGCCTATCTGGTTCGCCACGCCAAGGGTCTGCGCGTTCGTTCTGCGTCAGTTATCGGGGTATTACGAGACTGGCGCAAAGCCGACGCCGACAGGCGAGAAGATTATCCTGCTGCACCGATTGTCGAGATCGATGTTCCTTTATGGTCAGAGCCTGAACAGGACGCCTACGTTCAAGGTCGGGTTCGTGAGCATTCGAGAGCAGAACTTGAGAAAGAGTTCAACGGGCTGCCCGACTGCTCTGATGCAGAGAGATGGGCGCGTCCCACCAAATGGGCAGTCCACAAAGGTAAGAATAAAAGGGCGTTGCGGGTCTTCGATAATGAAGACGACGCCCAGAGTTTCGCCGCCGAGGATGACACCCGGCGAGTGGAAAAGAGGCCCGGTGAGTTCACCAGATGTGCGAACAACTATTGCCGGGTCAATCAATGGTGCAACCAATGGCATGAGGTAAAAGATGACAACCAAGAAGGGTAATTTTGAGAGCCTCTTTGAGGCTAAAATCCCTGCGGACAAGATCGAAAAGAAGAATGGGTTTGACTATTTAAAGTGGTCATATGCTTGGTCCCAGATCAAAAAGAGGCACCCAGATGCTTCTTTTGAAAAGCATTGGTTTACAGTGGGGGAGCCGAGTTATTCCATACCCTACGCGATGGACAAGAAGGGTTTTGCATACGTTAAGGTCACCGTCACGATTGATGGCGATTCAATAACCGAGACCTTTCCGGTTCTAGATTACCGCAACAAGGCGGTGCAGACACCCGATCCGATGGCAGTCAACACAGCCTTACAGAGAGGGCTTGTGAAAACGATTGCTTACCACGGGTTTGGTTTGCTCCTTTACGAAGGCGCAGCCGACGAGTTGATTGCTGAGGAAGAGCCGGAAGAGATCGAAGAGAAGATCGAAGAGAAGCCCAAGGCTAAACCGAAGAAGGTTAAGAAAGAGGAGCCAGAGGTTAAAATTAACCCATCAACAGATGGTTTCCGAGGAAAGATGCTCGACCATCATGCTGATATTGTTGAGATGGAGGAGGGCGAACAGTTCGCCACGATCAACGGCGATAGCGATGCGTTCGACATTGTTGAGAAGGTTTTCTCGACGTTCATGCCGTCACTTGGTGATCGGGCCGGTGCTAATCCCGAGGAAGGTTTCTCCGGTGAGCCTGTCTACGACACTAACGACGAGTGCGTTAAAGCCGTCGAGGCCTTCTACAAGCACAACAAGGACGCGATTGGAATGATCGCAGAGAGTGCTCCAGAAATTCACAAGCGAGTTATGGGGTTCTTTAAGGAAGCAAAGAAAGCCGCGCAGAGCGGTGAGGTATATTCATACGAAGAAGGAGAAAATTAATGGCGAAGTCTAATTTCGGCGGCGGTAATATCTTCCGCAATCAACGCAAAATCGACTCCATGTCGATCAACATCAGCCACGCTGACAACCACAACGAGAAGCAGCCTGATATCAGCGGTGATATTGAGATCACCAAAGATGCGGCACGGTACCTCGTTGAGGCCTTCAAAAACAAAGAGACAGGGATGTCTAAAAGAAGGCAAACAGAAGGTCAGCAGGTTGCGAAACTTGAGATTGCCGGGAAGGTCTGGCAGGGCAAAAGCGGTCAGTATCTTTCGGTCTGGCTACAGGAGCCGTACAAGAAACCAACGCCTGAACCGGAGGTTCAAAACGATGATCTCGACGACGAGATTCCGTTCTAAGAAATGGTTGGCCTCAGTCAGGGAGAGACCATGCTTAGTGTGTGGCTCTCCCTACACTGTCGCTCATCACGTAACCTTCACAGCGCCCGCCGCGATGTCTCTAAAAGTGCCTGACGATATGACTGTTCCTCTGTGCGATATGCACCACAAAGAACTTCACATGCACGGCAACGAGAAAAGGTGGTGGGCTTTGCAAGGAGTTGACCCAGAAGAATGGATAAAACAATTCAAGAGCGAAGCTACGGACTTGAAGCCATAAAGACCGCTCTTCGCCAAACCAAAGACGGCATAGCTATAACGCTTGTTGTTCACCCAAACGATGTTCCCCCAGACCTCATGTCTGATCCGATTGGTTCTCGGTATATGGTTGGCATGGCGCGACTGGACGACGACGATACAATCATCACGCCACCCAGTGTGCGAGAGGCTAACAAGATCGTCAATCAAGCCGGTATGCTTTGCCGGGAGGATTCATTCCAAGATTGGTTGTTTGATCAAGGTTTGATTTTTGAGAAGAACGAAGAGGCCGCTGCAATGGCTGTGCGTCAACATTGCGGCATACACAGTCGCATAGAACTTTCGTCTAACAAAACCGCACAGAAATTATGGACAGAACTTCTCGGTGAATTTGAAAGCAGAGGTAACTATGCATGAAAAGAAATTAGATGTGCTTGAGGGCGCAATAGAAAACGTATGCGGAGACAGGCACAAAGATTACGGGGATTCCCTCGTTAATCATACCCGCATAGCTAATCTGTGGAATACATGGATTACCGGAAGAGAGTGGTCTGGCAAACCTCTAACTGCCTACGATGTTGCAATGATGATGGGCTTGGTAAAAGTTGCCCGGTGCATGAATAGACCCAAACTTGACTCACACATTGATATAGCTGGGTATGCAGCAGTAGCTGAGGACATATATGAAAAGATTATGGAGGCAGACAATGGCGGGACAACTGAACCGACCTCGTCGAATGACGGAACCAAGTAAGACTTGGAACATTGTTTTTCCCTTCCGTCTCATAAATCGGATTAGGGATATCGCCTCCAAGCAAAATGTTACAGCAGCCTCTGTGGTGAGGGAGGCAGCAGAGCGTTACGTTGAAGAAGAAGAAAGCGAAAAGAAATGAACATCCACTGGCTTTGCACAGAACTTCAGGTTCTGCGAAAAGAAGCCCCTTTGTCGAGAGAGGTTCTTGCTTCTCTTACAGGCACTAGCGCCAGCACAATAGCTAATTTTGAAAATGGCAAGACGAATGTTGCCTTTAGCACAGTCGAAAAATGGTTCAGTGAACTGGGATATGAGATCGACGTTCACAAGATAAAGGGGAGGCGTTGACTAGACGCCTCCCCAAAGTCATGAGGTGACATACGATTTGAAAGGAAATCGCACGACATGAAAATAACATCAGTGGAGCAGGTCGTAAATAGGTATATTTCTGATCATGTTGATCATGTAGCTATCGACCACAAACGAGCATCTATCGCTTGGAAGAGGTTAGCCCCTCACTTCGGAGACATTCCAATCCACAAATTAAGCGGCAAGCATGTCTCCGCTTACACCAAGAAGAGAGACGCCAGTGCCGGTACAGTCAATCGAGAGTTGGGTGTATTGAGCGCAGCACTGAGATGGGCAAACGCGGAAGGAATAATTGACCGCGTAATTGTTATCAAAAGACTACCTGAGCCTGAGCCAAGGAAGATGTGGCTTGATAAGGAGGAGTGTCTTCGATTCCTAGAAGCCTCAAAAAGGTACCCGCATGTCTTTCTTTTTGTCGCTATCGCCCTGCTCACCGGGCAGCGCAAGGAGGCAATCCTGTCTCTTCAGTGGCCTCAAGTGATCTGGAAGGAAGGGGTGATCGACTTCAGGGACAAGCACGACCGTAGAAACAGACGCAAGAACCGCGCAGTGATACCGATTTCGTCAGAGATGCATACGCTCCTGTCGGGGATAGACCGTGAT